GAGCTATTGCAGAAAAAAGAATTGAAGAAGTTTCAAATGAGATTAGAAATAAACACTTTAATCTTCTTGAAAAAAGTTCTTTAGAAAAGATTTCGTAGCATTGATGCTAACGTTTTGTGGCTACACGATTTTGCCAAATATACAAAATTAAGTTTTGGTTAAGCAATGAATAAAACAAGTACAAAACAAACATTAAATAACTCCCGAAGTGGCAATATTGTGTAACCGCTGTTGTGCGATGGTGCTTTAAAATATTAACAATTAAATTATAAAATTATGAATGCAGAAGAATTAAGATTAGGCAATTACGTTTATTCAAAGAGTTGTAATTGTAATTTTCCTAAAGGTGTTATTAAAGTTGACTTTGAAGCGTTTAGAAAAATACATTTATTCGATGGATTAAGTGGATTAGAACCAATAGAATTAACAGAAGAATGGTTGTTGAAGTTTGGGTTTGAGAAAGTTGCGGAAAATGATTTTATTTTAGGTAAATATTCATTGTATTATTTGCTTTATTATGATGGGTATAGGGTTAGCGAAATTACACCCAAATACGTTCACCAGCTTCAAAACCTTTATTTTGCTTTAACTGGAGAAGAATTAGTCGTTTCTGATGCGGTTTCCTAGCATCTCGCACAACGTTTTGCAGATAGGCGATGTGGCGGAATTTGGAACACAAAACTTTCTGTAACCACTAAACTTGATTTGAAAAATAAAACTTAATATTAACCGAGAACCCCGCCATATTGCCTATGTGCTGTTATAGGTAGGGCTTCTCACAAAACTTAAATAAAATGAAAGCTAAACTAAAAGCAACTGAATTGATTAAAATATCTTTTGAAAAGATTGCCAACGCCTCTAACTACAAAGGTGTTCAAAAAGACTGGGGCAAGTCCTTTGGTGTTATAGAAGATTTGTCAAAGAAGATAGCAAAGGATTATATCAAAATAATAGTTAAAGAAATTGATAATTTTGACAGGACAGATGGTTTTGTTCAAAAGCAGATTGATTTTTGGAATGATGTTGTTTCGGAGATTGATGCTCTTTAGCTTTACCTATAACGTTTTCGGGCTTGGCGAAGTGGCTTTTGTGCGTTGGATTGTGTGTCGGAAAGCCATTTTGCCAAACCCGTGTTACCTGCTGGCACGGTAAATTTAGTAGGAACTTAATTTGAAACACTAATTTAAAATAATACAAAATGGATGCAATACAGGCGTTTTTAAGAGAGCAAAGAAATAGAACATTCGCAAGTTCTGCTCAACTAACTTTAGGTCAGATAATCGAGAAGTTAGAAAAATGCGGATTAACTCACGGTGAAAAAAATGAGCCGAAGCAAGTTGATTACGACTTTGGAACGGCTATCCCAACCACATTAGATAGTTGGAGGGGTAGCTACTCAGAGCTTGCTTTAGGCTACAAGCTAAGTGGTTACGATAACAATGACGAGCATTTTGCACAAACTACCGCAGAAACTTTGCTCTCTGAACTAAAGTCAGCAATAGGTAAAGAATTTACAGGATGGAAAGGCGGTGAATTTATAATGGATGAAAATACGCCTGTATGGGTTGCGAATGCTGGAAATTCTGGTAATACTGGAATTATTGACGTTGTAGATGATGGATGGCGTATTATTTTAATGACAGCTTATTGTGAGTACTAATGTAGTGCTTGCAGGTAACGTTTTCGGGCTTGGCGAAGTGGCTGAACCCAAAGCTAAATAGAATTACTAAACTTTAAAATTAAAAACGAATGATTGATAGAATTACTGAACAGCCATTTTGCCAAACCCGTGTTATGTGCAGGGCGGTTGATAACCTTGAACTCCTTTTGTCGCAACCTGATGAAAGTGTAGATTTGATTTACTGTGATATTCTTTATGGAACTGGTAGAAACTTTGGCGATTACCAAGATTTAAAAACAATACGAAGTGAAATTGAAAACCACTACCTACCAAGACTTATTGAAATGAAACGAGTGCTAAAACAAAATGGCTCAATTTATTTGCAAATGGACACAAAAATTAACCATTGGATTAGATGTTTAATGGATGAAGTTTTTGGATATAATAATTTTAAAAACGAAATTATATGGGCATATAGAAGTGGTGGGAAGACAAAGAAAACATTTAGCAGTAAACACGATATTATTTATTGGTATTCAAAAAGTGAAAATTACACTTTTAATATTGAACAATTATACATACCAAATAAAAACGGAGGTTCATATAAAAAAGTAAAAAACGGAGTTGAATATAATTATGATAAATCTTTACCTATTGATTGGTGGGATGATTTACCGCCTATGTTAAGTAGCTTACACAAAGATTATGTAAATTACGCAACTCAAAAACCAAAAGCATTAATTGAACGAATTATTAAAGCAAGTTCAAACGAAGGCGATACCGTTAACTACGTAATACACGCAAAAAAAATAATATTTTCCTTTGTGAACTATGAAATTATATGACAAAATACAAACATTTACAACTGATGATTTTCAGAAACAACAGTTAAATCAACTTAGAAAAAATAAGGTAAATGTGAGCAAGTTTATACGAGATGCGGTTAATGAAAAGTTGGCAAAGGAAGTTTTATTAAAACAAGACAAAAGAAAAAAATATACAATGCAAGATTTGAAAGATAGTTTTAAACAAAGTATTTTCTAATCCAAAAGTAAGCTGGAATTAAAAGTAAAAGCAACCACCAAAAGTTAAAAGATTGCTTTTCCGTTACTTTCACCTCAACTGTTTTAGAAGTTTTATCTTTAGTGCCTTGTGAAACGTATTTATTTTCGATTTGCGACACTTTTTTAGTTTTGTCGATAGTTATATTGTTTTTCTTTTTTGAGTGCTTTATTTTAACGTTTTTGTACTCTTTACCATTTACAGTAAAAGGTAAAGTGTTATCGATTGGAATGTACTCTATTTCATTACTTGTTGAACTGTCAACTATTTTAGTATTGCTGTCAACTTTTGTAACTGTCTTGGAAGTATCTACTTTGGTAGTTTCTGAAACTGTTTCTATTTTAGTTTCTGATTTGTTTACTTTTCGGGTGGAGCAAGAACATAAGCAAACTGTTAAAATTATTGCTATAATAAAAATAATGATGCTGTTATCGTTGTTGTTGTTTTCGCTTGTTGTCATTTGAATATATTATTTTTAAAAAAATCAATTATAGAATCATCCTGTTTAATCTCCTTTTCAACTAACTGCAATTCAACTGCATTTTTAATATGCTCCCTTACTTTTATTTTAGCTTTTAATTCACTTTCGGCTTCAACTTTATATTTAAAAGTTTGCCCCTTTAATGTGCAAATAAAATTATATACTTTCATGATTTGCAAATTTATAAAAAATTGTTTTTATTCTATTAATTCATCAAGGTTTATATTATATTTTCTAAAAATATCATTTATCCCTTTTGTCATTTCTTTAATATTTAGCTTGTTTTCCATCTCTAAATTAAATCTTAACTGACTTATATCAAACAATGCCAACGCCATATCTAATGATTTGTTGCATCGGTTATATTCCAAATCATCTTCAGGGAGATTAAATATTAATTTTGCTTTCATTTTATTACGTATTTGTGTAATATTTTAAATTATTACGTTATAATGTAATAACTACCTTTTGAGTTCCGCAACTTAACTTGTGCTTTCCTTTGACTTGACCGCAGTACTTACATTGTTTAACTATGTTACGATAAACATTATTTACTCTTTCAGAATTTACTCCACGATTATAGTAGAAATTCATAACTTTTTTTATACGTTGGTAGGGTGTTTGTTTATTCATGATTTATTTTTACTTGGTAACCTAAATGTTCTAAAACATCTTTCAATATTAATTCAATATTGTTGTAATCTCCAGTAGATACTTTTTCATTATTAATAAAAACATCCTGCCCCCATGTGGTGCAACACCCATCACCGCAAGTATAATCCCAACTTTTTGTTTTTATTTTTAAATTTTCTTTTGGCGGATTAATCAACACCTTATTTTCGTGAATTGTTTTATATTTTTCCATTAAAAGTATATTTTACGCAAAAAATTTCCATTTAAAAAATGTAGTTATTAATTGTTTTTTGTTTCTCATAATAGTTCATTACTGTAAATGAACTTTTAGTATTTTTAAAATTAGTTTTAACCCAATCCGATGGCGGAGAAAACGCTCCAAAGTTTTGATATTCAAAAGCCGTTGAACTTGTTAAATCAAATATTAGTTGGTGGCTATCTCCTTTGCTAAATTCAACTTCAAAGTTATGCAATTTATATTCATCAATATAATTTTTTATCTTTTCAATTTGCACAGCATCAATTTGTGGTTTAAAACCAAATTTTAGACTTTTATCATCCTTACCGTGAGTTAATATAAAACAACGATTATTTACTATGTAATGGTCTATAAACTTGCGTTGATTTATTACTTCTATATTGTTGGGGTACTTCAATTCGATGTAAGTTTTAAAAGCTGAATTTACAATATAACCAAAACTTCCAGCGTGATTATCGTTACAAATATTTACACAATTAATAACCTCGTAATATGGAATAAGTGCGTCGATTAATCTTATTTTAAACTTCAAACCCGCATCAAAAGCCATTTGGTTATCCATATTTTGAGGTAAAGCGTGACCGCCACGTGTGGTAAATCCATCAAAACCATCCATAAAATCTCCGAGTTCGTGAATAATTAAATAATTGCTTTGTTTATGTTGTAAAGTATAATTAACCATTATTGATAATCGGTTATTTAATTCTTCTTCATTCCATAATCCATCATATAAAGCATATCCATTTTGATTTACATTCATTCCTATATGAACATCGGTATAAACTAACCTGTCAAATAAGGTTATAGCATTAAAATCTTTTTGGTAATTTAAGGTTATAGACTGAATTTTATCTTTAAATATTGATAAAAAATCAATTTCCTTTTCAATATTTACAGTTTTTATCGGCTCTGTAATAACCCATTGCTGTTTTGTGGAAACGTTTGTAGAAACTCTTTTTATTTGATGGTTGTCTGGAATGTCAATTAGCGCATCTGGGACTAATTTTTCGACTTTAGATATTGTTTCACCATCTTTATTTAGTGTTCTTTTAACTTCTTGAAAGTTAGAATTGTGAAACTCCCTTATTTTAAATAATTGCTTTTGTTTATTTTGGTCTAACCTATACCTTTTGCATTCTGTAACTTCTAATCCCAAAGAAATTATCTCAAAATCTTTTAACCTAAATGATTTATTACTCATAATTTTTTAGTTTGGTTTATCAAAACTATAAATAAACATTTAATAAACAGTATTTTATAAGTAATTTAGAATTATTATAAATAAT